GCAGTTTCCAAAGCTCAGGGCTTGGTACAACAAGAGTGAAGGCGTGATGTATCTACCCAATGGTAGTGAGTTAATGTTTGGTCATGCAGAACACGAGGACGATGTATTTAACTACCAGGGTCAGGAATTTGATTTCGTAGCAGTCGAAGAGGTAACACAGTTCACAGAATTCCAGTGGCAATACATATGTAGCTCATGCCGTACAGCAAACAAAGGCATTAAGCCTGTGATGTGGGCTACAGGAAACCCTGGTGGTGTAGGACACGCATGGGCAAAGAGGTTATGGATAGATCGTAGATTCGAAGGTGCGGAAGATGCAGACGACTATACATTTATATCTGCTAGGGTATTTGATAATCCAGCGCTAATGGAAGCTGACCCTAGGTATGTAATGTCCCTCAAGAACATTAAAGATGAGTCGTTACGTAAGGCGTATCTAAATGGCGATTGGGATATATACCAAGGACAATTCTTTACTCAGTGGAATAAGGCTAAAATCGAAACGAAGAGCTTCGAGATACCGGCTTCGTGGCCTTTGTATGGGGCATTAGATTACGGTGAATCGGCTCCTACTAGTTTTGGGCTATACACGGTAGACTTCGATGGTAATATTTATAGACTAATGGAGTATTATCAAGGTGATAGAACAGCGTCACAACACGCAGAGGAAATTGTAAATAGAATAAAAGGGTTTCCACATACATCGGGTCGTATGCCTATTATGATTTATTCTGATCCTAGCATGTGGGTTAAGCGTAGACTCACGGAACAAATGACTAAGAGTGCTGCTGATGTATTTAGTGACTACGAGCTGCCTATAACACGTGCGAACAATGATCGTGTAAATGGATGGCGTATTTGTCGTGACGCGTTGCTACATGAGAAGTTTTATGCTTTTGAAGGGTGGAATGATAACTTCATGCGTACAGTGCCTGCGTTACCTCGAGCCGACAAGAATCCAGAAGACGTAGACACACACGCTGAAGATCATGCCGCAGATGAATGGCGTTATGGTATGGTTCACATGTATCGTCACGCAGAACATAAGGACGACCCAATCATGGGTAGTGGGAAAGATATCTTAGATGCCTTACCTGGACGGCCTGCTCATTCCGGTCGCTATCATGTATTGAATTGAAATGGCTGATATAAAATTAAATAATAAAGAGCGAGAGTATTGGCGCAAGACAATTGATCGTGTCCAAAGGGTTATGGAACCTAAGCATAAGTCTTGGGAAAAGCTCTTGGCATCGTATGAGCTGAAGATGGAGATCCCAGGGCTCGATAAGGATGAGATTATCCATGTGTCTCGTATGTATCCTTTGGTCAGGCAGATCTTATCGTCTGTGGCATTTCATTACCCTGAGGTGTTTGTTAATGCTAAACCTAATGCAGAACGTATGGCAGGTGAGCTAGACGCTATATCGTTGATTATGGAACGAGCTGGTAATGCCGGCTTAGATCTCATGAATGCTAAAGCTGAGATACATCAAGCTATGTTTGATGCGTTGTTTTGTGGTGTAGGATGGGTCAAGATGGGATATAACCCATCAGGGGATGACTCTATGCCTCCCTATGTCACAAACGATGCATTCAAAGATGATTTTCCATGTATAATGCGTGTCAGACCTTTTAATGTGTTTGTAGATCCTAAGTGTCCTCCCCAGAACCTAGGTTACGCTGAGTATATAATTGAACGTATCGAAGTCCCGTTTGATATACTAAAAGATGACTCAAGGTATAAGATTCCCAAGGATTTTATGGGGGCTTCAGATACTCCGAATTCTACGGACTCTGTGTTGCTCAACTATGGTGATGAGTACGATGCCGATGATGGTAACGAGAATGTACAAGGAGCTAAAGCTGAACGTGAAGTAGTAATATTATACGAAGTCCATGATAGGTTGAATCGTAGGCTTATCACGTTCTTAGATGGTCACGAAAAAGAGATACATTCAGAGACTCATCCTTTTGTTAAAACTAAGGCTATGTACCAAGGTGAGGATCTCGTAGGACTTGAAGAATCTCCTGGGTTTATCATGTCTAAGGGATTTCAGTATATTCCTATTAAGTTTGATACTGTGGAGAGTTCGTATTTCCCAGAGCCGCCTATGAAGTATATCGAGGATCTACAGAATATTATCGTAGAGTCCATGAGTCGGCGTGTGGATATTCTACGTAGATTCCCTCGTGTTGTATGGGCTAATGAAACCGAGATTCAACGTAATGCTAATCTTGTAGATAACGTACGAGATGCTAAAGATGGTGATGTTATTGGATTACACGACATCAGTAGTATCCGAGAAGCTAACTGGGGTCAGGTGCCTAATGATCAACTAGGTATCGAAGGTGATGCACGTAGCTACGAAGAACAAAGTCTACATGTAAGTGATCTCGCAGGGGGCTCGGAAGGTCGTAAGACTGCTACAGAGAGTGCATTAATAGCATCTCAGGGCTCGCTGAACCGTCAGTGGATGCAGGCTAAGGTAGCAGACGTATACACTACTATTGTTGGTAATATGTTCAGGATGTTCCAGGACGTACGGTATATACCGAATAGCTTTATGCTTAATGTAGCTAAGGATGCTGCGGGCATGGAGTATCGTGTACTTACGAGTCAGGACTTTAACTTTGATTTTATCTTAGACCTAGACGCTGGCTCTATGCATCCGTTAGTTGAGGAACTAGAACAAGAGAACTCGATTATGCTGTATGATCGTCTTATGGGTAATCCTATGATTGATCAAGCTCAGGTTACTAGGGATTTGATTAAGTCTTTTAGGAAACGCTCTATAGATAGGTTATTTAAAGGGGCTGATGGCGATCTTAACGCGTTGATCCAGATAGAGCTAAGTCTAATGCTACAAGGTCAGATGCCTCCAGTAGAAGAAGGCATGGATCATATGGCACATATGGAACAACAGAATCCTAATGTTGTTATGGGCTTGCCACAGTTACAGCAAATGTTACCTCAACAGCAACAGCAGATATTAGAAATAGTACAGCAGCACGCTGCTATGCACGAACAGATGTTACAAGATGTTACGTCTAGCGGGGGTGGTGGGGGAGGGAGTCAACCTTCGGTCGATGGTAGGCTTCTAAACAGCGAAGAAGGTATCGTAGGCCAGGTTAGGTCTAATGCACAGAAAACTCAGCAAGCGGCTACGGCCGATGTAGCATCCTTAACCGGTAAGGGAGGTATGACGGGCTAATGGCTGTTAATCATGATTATTATTGCATATGTGGTGAGGAGTTACTAGACATTGTGTCGGATGTTAAACCTAAGTGCGTGCAGTGTAATATCGAAATGCAGATTCATTTTGGCCGCGTGAAAGGTATAGTTGACTTTAATCCGCATAATCCTAGCATGTACGGTAAATACCACCCTGGATTTGGTGAAGTTGTAGAAAGCTACTCGCATAAGCAACAGTTATTAAAGAAGTATAATTGTATAGAAGCCGCGGATAGTGTTGGAGGATCTAAGACTCACGAATATCCAGAAGAATATCAAGGTCCAGATCACGGAGGCAAAGGTTATACTCCTCGGAAGAAGCGAGGCTCAGGTGACACAGAGTTTATTAGTGATATGGAAGATTTAAAACAACTGGAGAAAAAGCATGGATTTGAATAAGTACGAGATTCGTACTATCGCAGGTCAGCATCGTCCTTATAAGGTGTATGATGCGTCAGGAGTACTGATAGCGGCTACCCGTAATAAGGAACAAGCTGATTTAATCATCGCTATCCAATCAAAGATAGCTTCGTAACGAGGTAACGTATGACCGAAATGGCAGAAGCCCCAGAACAGGAAGAACTAGGAATTGTCGGTTCCGATCTTACAGAGGACACTTCGGGTCTTTTGGAAGATGCAGGTATGGGCGAATCCACTCAGTCTGAGGCTCCACAGGAAGGTTTTGATCCATATACTGTAAACTGGTCTACTGTTCGCGAGGAAGAAGTCCCCGAAGAGTGGAAACCGCAGTTACGCACTATGCGTAACATATACGGTATGGTCAATAAGACCAATATGGATATGCGTGATACACAAAAACAAATGGAAGATGTTACGACACAGTATAGTAACGCACTAGGCGCAACGCAACAGATAAATCAGGCACAAAACCCTACACCACAAAACCAAGATCCTAACGCGCAAGCCCAAGCGTCACCGTCCGTACTCGAGAATTTTGGATTCACTCCCGGTAACAATGGGTATGATGAAGCAGTAGTAGTCGA